CGCCGCCAAGCTGTACGACGAACCCCATGTCTAAGGAGGTTTCATGGCTTACATGGAGCAGATGCAATCAAGTCTGAAGTATCTGGTGGATGCAGCGGAAACCGGGCGGCGTAGCGCGGATGGCATGTTGTCCCCGGTCAATGGCGCGATCCGTGAACTGACCGGCGCCGCGTCCGAGCTGGAAATCATCCCGTTTGTTGGTCCGGCCATCGGCGCCAAACTTCAGCGAGTGATGCGCGGCGTCGACGCGGCTCAGGCCAAGGTCGGTCAGGTGGTAGCGGTGTACGGCCGCGCCACCCGGGCGGCGGCTGAAGTGCAGGATCGGCTGGGTACGTTGAAGGAACAGGCGGGCAAGGCGGCCACGGCGATCAACAACGTCGCCGGCAAGGTCAGTCCGTCGCTGGCCAACATCGTGTCCACCAGTTCCTTTGCCGTGGAGGCCACGCCGGCGCCGGAGGCGGTGAAGCCGTTCCCGCATCTGATGATCATTCAGCCGCGCGATCCGAAGATTGAGCCGTATTACTTCAACCTGGACACGGCCGCTTTCGACGAGCTGAGCCGTTCGACCGAATTCCGCTGGGCTTCGCAGGAGCGGCTGACGCGCCGCCCGGCGAAGCAGGCCATCGGTATGGGCGATGAAAAGTTGACGCTCAAGGGCACGATCTATCCGGGCTTCAAAGGCGGTTTAAAGCAGCTCGACACGCTGCGTTCCATCGGGGCCAGGCTGCAACCGCTGACCCTGACCACGGGCTATGGCGAGGTGATCGGGACGTGGTGCCTGAAAAACATCAACGAGGAACAGTCCGCGCTGCTGCACGGCGGGATTGCTCGCAAACAGGGCTTCACTCTGGAGTTTGAGCGCTATGGCGACGACATGCAGGACGTCTGATGGCGACATGCTCGATGTCATTTGCAACAACGTTTACGGCCATCTGAATGGCAGCGTCGAGGCCGTGCTCGATGCCAATCAGGGGCTGGCCGATGAGCCTCAGCCATTCCGGTTGGGCGTGATCATCGTCCTGCCGGATCTGCCCAGCCCGACCAGTGAGGGCGTGAGCTTGTGGGATTGACTCGGGGCGATGCCTTCGCCGGCGCCGCGTCGCGTTACGCGTAACGACACCTCGTTTTTCTGGCCCGCCTTGTGCGGGTTTTTTATTGGAAAAAACCATGACTCCGATGTTTCGCATTGTCGCCGATGGCGCCGATGTCACGGCCAAGATCAATGATCGGCTGTTGTTGCTGCGCACCTTTGACAAGCCGGGCATGGAGTCCGACGAGTTTGAGTTGCGTATCGACGACCGTGATGGGCAAGTGCAATTGCCACGGCGTGGCAGTTCAATCGAGATCTACCTGGGCTATGCCGAAACGACCTTGACGCGTATGGGCAGTTACACCGTCGACACGGTCGAGGTGTCAGGCCCGCCGGACACGATCGTGATCAAGGGCAAGGCCAGCGACGTGCGTGGCAGTGGCAAAACCATCCGTAGCGGAAGCTGGGAAGGCGTGCCGTTGTCGAAGATCGTGGCTGACGTCGCCGCGCGCAATGGTTGGATGCCGGTGTGTCCGGTGTCGACCAAGGTCGCCCGTGTCGACCAGCTCAACGAATCCGACTTTAATTTCATCACCCGTCTGGCCAAGCAGTACGACTGCACAGCCAAGGTCGCCGATGGCAAGCTGTTGGTGATGCCGCGCCAAGGTGGCCAGACAGCCAGCGGGAAGACGTTCGGCGCTATCACGCTGACCCGACGCGACCTCAGTCGCTGGCAATTCAGTCTCGGTGATCGCAACTCGCACAAGGCGGTGGCCACCAAGCATCAGGACAAAAAGAACGGCAAGCTTGCGGTGGTTACCATCGACAACGATGACGCTCCGGACGGATTGCCGGCAGTGCATACCGACCGCCATATCTACCCAGACAAGGGCGCTGCTGAAGCGGCGGCCAAGGCCCGGTTGTCAGCGTTCAACCGCTCGACCGCCGATGTGCGGCTTGAAATGCCCGGCCGGACGGACATCTTCGCCGAGCGTCCGATCATCGCTCAGGGTTTCAAGGTCGGGCTTGATGGCGAATACCTGGCGGATTCGGTCGAGCAGGTGTTCACCCAGTCGGGCTGGTCGACCACGGTCGAATGCAACGCCGGCAAAGCCGGTAAATCCAAGGGCAAGAAAAAGAAAGGGCCAAAACCACCCCTCAAGGTGGTGAACATCGAGAAGCAATAGCCGCATCCCATCGCCGCCTGAGTGCGGCTTTTTTACGTCTGGAGTTTGTATGTCCATCACTGAACAACAGCTGCAAAGCATCATGCCCAACGCCCGCCGCCAAGCGGGCGTTTTTGTATCCGCCCTCAACGTAGCCATGGCCCATCGACAGATCAACACGCCGAAACGCCAAGCCGCGTTCCTGGCGCAAGTCGGCCACGAGTCGGGTCAACTGCAGTACGTACGGGAACTGGGTGGCGACCAGTACCTGAGTAAATACGACACCGGAAACCTGGCTGCAAAACTGGGCAACACCCCGGCAGCGGATGGTGATGGCCAGCGCTATCGCGGTCGCGGCCTGATCCAAGTCACTGGCCACGACAACTACCTGCGCTGCAGCTTGGCGCTGTTCGGTGACGAGCGATTGCTGCGCACGCCTGAACTGCTGGAGCTGCCGCAGTGGGCCGCCGAATCGGCCGCATGGTTTTGGTCCGTGAATGGGCTGAACGCGCTGGCCGATCAAAACGAATTCAACACTATCACCCGCAGGATCAATGGCGGCCTCAATGGCCTGCAGGATCGGCTGGAGTTGTGGGGGCGGGCGAGGGCGGTGTTATGCGTCTCGGCGAACTGATCCCGACACCGTATCGACTGGTGGCCAAAGGTGTGCTGCTGGCCGTTTTAGCCGGTGCTTCCGCAGCCATCGCTTGGCAATTACAGGACTGGCGCTACGGCAAACAGCTCGCAGAGCAGGCCCGACTCCACACCGAAACCCTCAACCAGTTGGCTCTGGCCACGGTTGCGCAGCAGCGTGCCGAACAAGACAAACGCCTCGCGCTCGAGCAGCGCCTGGCAACCAGTGAACAAACCCATTTTCGAGCCTTGAGCGATGTCCAACGTGATCAAGGTCGCCTGCGCGACCGCCTTGCCACTGCTGATCTGCGCCTGTCAGTCCTACTCGACGCCACCACCGGCGCCGGCATCGGATCGGTGTCAGCCGCCACCGCCACCGGCGGCGTGGTTCATGGCCCCACAAGAGCCGAACTTGACCCAGCGCATGCTCAACGAATTATCGGTGTCACCGATGACGGCGACCGGGGGCTGATTGCCCTCGCGGCCTGTCAGGCATACGCCAAAGAAGTCTCAACAACGAAGTGAAAAAGAGCGGCCTGTCCGGATGCGTCAACATCCGGACAGGCCGCCGTCCCTGCAGATGGTCCCTGCAAGTCCAGCCAAGGCTCTTGCTCCGTGCACAAAGCGCGGCGAGCCTAGCACCTGTTTATCCATACAGTAAAGGTCTTGCTTTTTATGTCTACACCCATCATTCCTTGGATGGGCGGCAAACGCCGCCTGGCCGACCGTCTCATTCCGCTTTTTCCGCCACACGAATGCTACGTTGAAGTCTTTGCCGGCGGTGCCGCGCTGTACTTCATGAAGCCTCAGCCATCGCCCGTCGAAGTCCTCAACGACATCAACGGCGACCTGGTCACGCTTTACCGCGTCGTGCAGAACCACCTCGAAGAGTTCGTGCGCCAATTCAAATGGGCGCTCAGCTCGCGGCAGGTGTTCGAATGGCAGAAAATGACCCGCCCCGAAACCCTCACCGACATCCAGCGCGCCGCCCGATTCTTTTACCTGCAGCACCATGCCTTCGCCGGCAAGGTCTCAGGTCAGACTTTCGGAACGGCGACGACTGCCCCTGCCATTAATCTGCTGCGGATCGAGGAAAACCTCTCGGCTGCGTGGCAGCGTCTGTCCGGCACCTACGTCGAAAACCTTCCCTGGCTCGAATGCGCTGAACGTTACGACCGCGCCCATACCTTCCATTACATGGATCCGCCTTACTGGCAGACCGCCGGGTATGGCGTGGACTTTCCGTTTGAGAACTACGAACGGATGGCCGGCTTCATGCGCCGCTGCAAAGGCAAGGTGATGGTAAGCATCAACGACCATCCGGACATCCGCCGTGTGTTCGAAGGCTTCCACTTTGAGACTTTGGACATCCGCTACACCACAGCGAATCAGCGGCAGGGGAAGGCCGAGGTCAGCGGTGAACTGGTGATCATGAATTGGGAGCCGGTAGCTTTGGGTGGGCTGTTCTGATCACCAAAACTGCACGCTCGCTAATAGGGTTAGCAAAATATTTATAAGACGAATAGTTTCAATGTAGGCAGTTATTAACAGTGCGCTAGTCATAAATTTCGCTCGCAAGTGTACGTCGCCTCGTTTAGCGAGGTGGCGTGTTATTAGTTGGGCTGCAACGAGGAGCGAACATACCCCTTGGTTGATTATCATGTCAATTGACTGCGGAGTTATTTTTTAAAAATGTTTTTGTGGGTAATACCGTATTACCGCTTACTCACACTAAGAGGTGGTGTGGTGAACCTTGATAAGTCCGCTGACGTAAAGACGTAAAGACGTAAAGACGTAAAGACGTTAAGACGCAATGACGCAATGACGCAATGACGTAATGACGTAATGACGTAAAGGCGTAATGACGTAATGACGTAATGACGCAAAGACACATAGGTGAAAGCGGCTAGGTGGACAAGTGGACAAGTGGACAAGTGCACAAGTGCACAAGTGCACAAAAATTTTTGTAAGTTCATCGCTGGCATGGCGTGGAGATAATAATAAGAATAATAAGATAATAATAAGAATATTATTATTATGCGGGTGGGTTAACTGTGGTGGTGCTGGTGATGCATTGGATGTCACGCTGAAGGAAATGGGCCTGTTCAGCCGTTTCCCTTTTCGTCGCCGTCGGTAATCGCGCTTTTTGGTTCGATAATTTCCGGGCCATGATTGCGAACGTTGCCCACGGCCCGATCCACTTGGAACCATTCGAACGCTTCGGTTGGCTCGCCTTGGAGCAACGCCATCTGCTCGGCGTGCTCCTTGGGCGTGTGCGGGTCCAGCCATTCCCGAGCCAGTTCCGGTGAGAGCGTCACCGGGCGCCGGTCGTGAATGTCCACCATGCCACCAGCGCTGTCGGCGGTGATGATCACGAAACCATCGTGCGCGCTTGGCGGGTGCTCAGCGCTGGGGTATTGGCCGATGGCAGCGCACAGGATCGGCGCCCGGTCCTTCCGACGAATCAGGTAGGGCTGTTTCTTCGACCCGCCTTCATCCACCCATTCGAACCAGTTGTTGATCGCGATGATTGCCCTGTGCGGCCAGATCGCGCGGAAGAACGGACCGTGGGCCACTTTCTCTACCCGGGCATTGATTGGCGAGGCGCGGTCCTTAGCCCAGTGCGGCCGCCAGCTCCAGCGAACCATGTCTGCGTGCAGGTACTGGCCTTCCTGGTGGAAGATGGCCAACTGGGTAGTGGGAGCGGCGTTGTAGCGTTCGAAGGGCAGGTCGCCAGCGTTGTTAACCAGGGAGTTGGGCATGCTCAACGCTGCAACGAAGTCGTTAATACCGTCGTACTGCGAAAGTCGTCCGCACATAGCTCGCCCGCCTATCAGATATTCCCTACATAAATTGACCGCAAGCCTTTCTGAAAGTTAACTGTACATTCGTACAGTATTGGAAGTCGTGCGTCATGAGCTATTCAATTCTAGGTCCTATCGCCGAGGGCGGCCTGAAGCTGCCGCTTTGCCTGTTCCAGGTGCCGGCTGGTTTTCCTTCACCAGCAGCAGATCACATCGAGGCGCAAATATCGCTGGATGAGGTGTTGCACATCCGCGCGCCGCACGTCTACCTGGTGTCGATCATCGGTGAGAGTATGCAGGGTGCGGGAATCTTCGAGGGCGATCTGGCGGTGGTGGATCGCTCGCTTGAGCCTGCACACGGCCACATCGTCGTTGCATTGCTAAACAATGATCCGGTGTGCAAGCGCCTGTGCATTCGCGGCAAAGATGTGATCCTGCTGTCGGAGAACCCTAAATACCCGCCACGGTACGTGCTTGAGGGGGACGAGCTGTCCATCTGGGGCGTGATCACCGGCAGTGTGCGCAGCCATGTCTAAGTCGCCACCGGTTTTTGGCTTGATCGACTGCAACAGTTTCTATGCCAGTTGCGAGCGTGTGTTCCGCCCAGATCTGGCCAAAGTCCCAATCGTGGTTCTGTCGAACAACGACGGCTGTGTCATCGCGCGCAGCTACGACGCCAAGCCCTTCGTGAAAATGGGCGAGCCGTATTTCCAGATCAAGCACAAGCTGCGGCAACACGGCATCGTAGCGTTCTCGTCGAACTACGCCCTGTACGGCGACATGAGCGAGCGGGTGATGACGCTAATCGAATCGATGGTCCCGGCGGTGGAGGTGTACAGCATCGACGAGGCCTTTGCTGATCTCACCGGTATCGACGGGCGGGACGTGCTCGGCCGACAGATTCGCAGCCAGGTCCTGCGATGTACCGGCATTCCGGTTGGTGTGGGTATCGCCCCGACCAAGACGCTGGCCAAGCTGGCCAACCACACGGCAAAGCGATTGCAGGCCCAGACCGGGGGTGTCGTGAATATTTGCGACCCGGTGAAACGCGATTGGGTGTTGCGCAATACCGACGTGGCCGAAGTATGGGGCGTGGGGCGGCGCATGAAGATGCACCTGAATGCCCTGGGTATCAAAACAGCGATGGACTTGGCTAAGGCCGACGCGTGGTCGCTGCGAAAGAACTTCAGCGTGGTAATCGAGAAGACGGCGCGGGAGTTGACCGGCACCTCATGCCTAGAGCTGGAAGAGCCGAACCCGCCGAAACAGGAAATCTGTTGCAGCCGGATGTTCGGCAAACGATTGAAGGATCTGCCGCCGATCAAGGAGGCCGTGGCCACGTACATGATGCGGGCTTCGGAAAAGCTCCGCGCCCAAAAATCATTGTGCAAGAAGATCCGCGTCAGCATCCGCACGGGCATGTTCAATCCGGAAGAAGCCAAATACGCGAACGGTGTAGTGGTGGACCTGCCGTACCCAACTGACGACGTCCGCCTGTTGACCAAGGTGGCGGTCGATGCGCTTGATCGGGTGTTCCGGCCTGGCTTTAACTACAGCAAGGCAGAAGTGATGCTGTTGAATCTTTGCCAGCCAGGTGAGTACACCGACGATCTGTTTGCCATTTCCCAGCCAGCAAAGGCGACCCGCGTGATGGCGGTGTTGGACCAGATCAACGGGCGTTGGGGGAGAGGTACGCTTCGAGCCGCTAGCGTTCCGACGAATCCGGACTGGGGCATGCGCCGGGATATGATGAGCCAGAGTTATACGACCAGGCTTGATCAGCTGTGGCAGGTGGCTTGCAAATAGTGATGTGAAGCCAGCAGGCAGGACGGCAAGGGAGCGGAATATGCTCGGGGCGTCTGAGCGCAGGTGCCCGTTTAAGCTCATTAGGTATCTGAAAAGCCAGATACAGACACCTTAAAAGTCACTTGGTTGAAGCGGAGTAGGCTGGCTATTGAAAACAGTAGAGCGGGTTAAGCGAATCGAATCCTTATTATCTGCGTAGGACGCTGCCGCCAGCCATCGTCGTACTGTCGTGCCTCGTCGGTACAGCAGCTCGAAACTTTGCGTTTATAAACGAGCTGCTATCAATATGAATGGGGAGTAATGCCATTTGATAAGGACACATGGCCTACTGGTCGATATAGAACCTTCTCGTCTGTGTGGCAGTAATAAGCTTGATAGAAAGTAAAATCATCTCTACGTAGGCTTTTACATAACTGTTCAATCATTTTCATTAATTTGTGTTTTTCAGCGAGTGGAGTGCTGATGCCGAATATAATTCCTTCTAAATCATTGAAATCATATTTAAACTTTCTATCTTGATTTGAGAGATTTGAGCCAAAATTAGGTTTATATATTAGTCTATATTCCTGTTCGCTTTTCCAGTGCCGGGTTTTAGTTGTTAGGCTCAGCTTGTCGCTTGACTGGTAGTGTTCGCGCCATTTTCTAAGGTTGCCAAATATATCGTTTATACGGTTGCTTTTATCGCCTCGAATGTTTGTGTACCATTTGCTGATTAGTTCTTTTTCCGTATAGGAACCTAAGCTTAAGAAAAAATCTAGTTCTGGGCTTTTTTTTGTGTAGTGAACTTTTTGGAACACAAAATTTGTCTGTGTCCACCACTTGGCTACCGGCTTGTTTGCTGTTGGAACTTGCAGTGTAATAGTTGGAGCTCCTACAACCTCTCGAACCTTAAATTTTAGGCAGACTCCCTTGTGATTATTTCCGTAGGTTCCCCAAATGGAGGAGTTTGAGCAATCCTCCATGAAACAGGAAACGAACCAATCAGGATAGGTTAGGCGAATCCGAGAATTTAAAAAATCCTCAGGCGATTTGTTGCATAGATGCAACCATTCGGATGAGTTGCCTCGCATGACGTCTGTATAGCTGTTGACCAAATCAATGCTCTGCAAGGCAGCTAACATGGTTTGATCGAAGAACAATCCTCTCTCAGGGTCATCCCTATGCTCCAATTGATCCATAAGTTTACTAGACGTACTTAAAAGAACGTCAAGGGACTCACCATTAATCCCATACCCTTCAGGGATTAGATTATATTTAACGAGAACTTTTGAAATGATTTGCATTGCAAAAAGTTGTATGGATCGTAGGTGTAGCAAAAGCTCATTGCTGTATATAGGGTGCTGGTTGGTGGAGAGGTATTCTATATGTCTTTGTATGTTTTGGTTTTCTGTGAATTTGTATATTTCATTTTTTATGTCTGTCGCGTGCTCTTGGGGTATTTCATTGAAGTGGGGGTGTAATGGGAAAGCACGCTCTCCGAACTTTCCAGCGAGATACTGCATGTTGCGAATAAATATGCATTCAATGTAGTGATTGAAGAAGTTTGTCCAGATTATTTTGTCGCCTTTCCAGACCAGCTCTCTAAAGCCTTCCAGCGGGTCATTAAGTTGCTCCGGTGAGGCGAAGTATATATATGTCCCCTCAAGCTCGCTTTCACGGTCTATCCCCAGCAGGTTAGCAACAGGGCGAAATCGATAAAGATGTTTAGGTGTCAGACTCATCATTCCTGCTCCTTTCTAATTTGATCAGATACATCGGCGAGTCCGCTGCGGTGTGTCATCTATACCATTCCAACGTGATGCATCTGCTGAATCTAGCTCAGAGCGGTGGCTGTGTGTTGCTTGAGTCGTCAGACAGATGCTGCGCCAAGCGCTGAGTATAGGTGGGCTAAACGACCAAATACTCCAGCACAATCGGCGTATGTTGGTAGCGGGGTACGATGCGCGGAGAAAGTCTGCCGGTAAAGATGACATAGAGGCTAGTCCACACCATCATCGAACTCATAACCACCTTCAGCTGTGCATAGGTGATCAGACTCGTGATAATCGAACAGCCCGCTGAGATAGGTCATTAGAATTCGAAATTGATCAGCTGAATCCAACAGCCACTTAGAAGTTATTCCCTCCATGTAGCTAGGCCTCAATGTCCTATTCTTCTCACTGTGGGACCCATCGGGTTTTCCTTGCACCCAATCTCCGCACACCCGCTCTGGTTTTCCATGAGCCAGTCCATCGCGAAATTTAAAAATTCTTCCAGCAAACTGTAGCGGGCCTTGACCCCAGTTTGGTTGTGCTCCTGCGACTTTATGTAAAATTTCTATCTTGGTACGCCATGAAAGCCGTTCGATGTCATCCCAAAAGGTGATATTCCTGGGGCCTAAAGTATTCAGATAGGCCTCCAGCGAGAAAGCCATGAAGACGATAACTGTCGGATACTCCCCTTCAGATAAGTCGCCTTTTTTCAATCGACCGATCATGAGATAGAACGCTTGCAGCGCTGTCGATTGCGCTGTGAAGTTCATGTATGGCCGCCACTGAATCGTTCCCATATCCACTGACCTTCGTCTTAAACGGAGAAGGATAGCTCGACCGAGGCTGGCCAGGTATATGAGCTGTGTTGGATAAATGAGTTTAGGGCAAAAATAGGACAAATTCAGGGCCGCCATGGACCGTGGGACGCCATGAGCAAAGGATGAAAGAGCGGTAATTTGAGGCCTTAAGCGGTCTACCAAGATGCTAGACGGGGTTCGAATCCCTATGCTGCATCAATGTTAAACGGCCCTGAAATCCAGTAAATTCCAGGGCTGTTTAGCTAGACTTGAGTCGCTTTTAGCCTCGAATACGGCGGGTTTACTCTGTGTAGAAGATCTTTGACGTAGTTGAATTTTGCATCAGGTTGATTGAGTGAGTGCAGTCTGAGCGATTCACATAACTCTCGCTGCTTCGAGCGATTTCCTCGCCATTCTTGGCGTAATAGATCCAATACCACTGTCTAGAACTATCTTTTTTCTGCCAATAGCATGGATACGTAACCTCGCCCATTTCCTACCCCTTCTATTCGAGCGGACCCTATGTCCAATGGCAAGCATAGGTGAGTACTGACTTTGGACAAGTATGGTTGATTGTTGTGAGCTTCTTGCTGATTCGGGCTAGATGAATGAAGACGGACCGGGCGTGGTGGGCGTGCTGCAGTTGGCCTTGAAGCTGTCACCGATTACAGCTCCACACTGAATCCGCTCAGGCCCACGCTGTCGGCAAAACGCCCCACCGCGGTCAGGCTGGCCCAGGCGCGCAGCGACTCACGCCGCGAGCGCACCGGCGAATCGACAGGCCCCAGTCGGGGCCACCGTCGATCCTGGCCACCAGGCATTCGCGCACCGCGTGTTGGTCGACCAGCGTGCGCAACACCTCTTCGTGAATGCCTTCGCCGATCACTGTGCGTGCTCCAGACGCCGCGCCGTGGCCGCCGCCTCGAAGGTCTTGTACAAACCTTCGATACTGGCCGCGTTCAGTACCTTGACCGTCTCCAGGCCCAGCACGAAACCTTCGGCGCGATCACTGGCGCGAAACAGATCGTCCGCCGTGTGCGCCAGCTCGATTTGGTGCAGCAGTTTCAGGGTTTGCACCTCTACCGCGTTCGGCAGGTTCAATGCGGACAGTGCCTTATCCATGCTGCCCCTCGTTCGATTCAGCGCCGTTCACCGGCTGCGCAAACCCCAGCTCGCCGGATTCGACATCGATCAGCAACCAGCCGCCCAGCGGTTGGTTGCTCCCGGCAACAATCAACCCCTGCACCATCAGCCCGTCGGGCAGGATCACCCGCAGCATGTTGGCGTCCTTGGGACCTTCAAGAAAGTGCGCCAGTTCGACACGGGTGCGATCGGGGGCAATTTTGCTCAAGCGCACCGGGCATTAGAGCGTCGTTAACTCGGCGGGCGGACGCCCTTCGTAGCGGGCAATCACGGCAACGGTGGCCAAGCCTTCAAAGACGTGAGACATGAGTCGGGTTCCTAAGCGAGTCAGTAGGCGTCGAGGGGAAAACCAGAGGGTCCGTTAATGGTAGACCAGCCCTGCGGGGACTGGTTGCCACGGCCACAAAAAAAGGCCCCCACACCGGGGTCAGGTGTGGGGGCCGATTGAACATAGGCTGGAATTCAATGAACAGGTCATTTAAGGCCGCTATCGGCCAAAATCAGTCATTCGTGAATGTCCGTTTACGACTCAAAGCTGTCAGTCGGATGTGTCGAATAATTACGATTCAAGGGCTCATTCTTCATCTTTCGAAATATCGATCCCTTTAGCAAGCAAGAACTCGTCGACCTTGGCGTTTACCTCCAACTCTTCATCTTCGCCGGGGGTATCATTATCATCAAGCTCGGATATCAAATTTTTCTTGAAATTCTCAAAGTCATTTTTGAACTCCCAGTTCTGCAACTGATCGGACGCATAGCTCACCACCCTATCAATTATTCTCGCCGCAACAGAGAGTGTTTTTGCACTTGATACGGCCAAACTGTGAACGAGAGACACATATTGAGTGTCTGACAACGACTGAGATGATGCCGTAATATCAAGGAATTTATATGGGGTCACAACCCATCCTGCATGGCTGGCGCCTGCGGCGACCCTTACCATGGCATTATCAAATGTCAAGACCGCCCAATGCTTATTTTCGTTTATGACTTCATTGTGCGTGAATTGCAATGCCCACACGTCGTGATCCATAAGGTGCCGGGATTTTGATTGGTTACGCGAAGTTAGATAGTGCGTGTACTCACGTTCAAAGCTGACACAATCCTCGGGTTTATAAAATGGCACTTCAATAAACTGAACCCCTGACTTGCTAAGTATTGACTGGATATCGATCATGACTGCTCGGACCCAATCCTTCCTGCTAGAACGCTCAATTAGAACAGCAGAGCTAAAGGTTTTTAGATATTCAAGTATCGTATTAGGGACCCTAACGCCCTGAGCTTTTAGCGCATAATAGTTTGCGATGAATGCATTTCTTGAATATTGAAGTTCTTCTGGGGTAGCAACATCCTCCAATGAAGAGTATTTTCTTGCCCACAATAGATGTGATGCGCATTCGTTGATGTAAAAGTACGGTATAAATGCAGATGCGCTTAAGCTAATTGATCGCTCTACTGACTTTTTGCTGATGCTGAAAAAGCCGTTTACATCACCATCATACAAGCGAGAACATATCCAGTGGATTGCTACCGACGGCTCGATTAATATATTAAAATCGCTCCATCTGCTTGCACCAAGAGCTTTTGCTGAAGCTACTGCACTTCGCCCCTCAAGAGCCACATATACAGATGCTCTAGCTAATTTTATGATAAGCGGATGATTTGATGCACTGTGTAATAGTGCCGTGGCGGCATTGGCCGCTCTTCCTTTGGATAGGCCAGATCTGTCGCGGATATAGTCTCGTATAGTATTTTGATCGCGATCACGCTGGTTCAGAATAGGTTCAACGGAGATTTTGGCTTTTATATCGTCTAAGAGTTCCATTTGTTGACCAATGTAAGCGTCGGCGATATAAATGCTAATTTCTTTTGACTCGGCGATACTCCAGTCGACTTTGAAATCTTTCCGCATGATGTCAATCTGTACGGCTGCAAGATCACTTAGTTCTTGTTCGTATATCCTTTTCCGTGATTGAATATCTTGCATCGAGCCTGAGGATAGAGCGACGGCGCCCGACTCAGCGCGTTGAATAGATTGTTTGGAAAACAAAGCGCCAATGCGGTTTTTTAGATACTCTTCCTTGTCGGACTTTATGTTAAGAAATTCCAAAACCCGCGCAACCAACTCGCCTTGCTCAAGCTCTCCGCTATCAGATAAGACGAATAGGATTGTGTCGTCGTATACTCCATCTCGCATGACTTTTGCGTCATCAGACATTATAGTATAGCTGTGAAGCGCCATTTCTTTGTAGTCAGCCGTCCCATCGAATGACCTAGGAAGAGGGTAGTTTACTGCATCCAAGAAACGATTTAAAAGATTTCCATCGAGCAGGAACTCCGCAACATGCCTTGCGCTAAAAAATGAAACAGGTATCTCTAATTCCTGTGAGTATTTTAACTCGTATTTTCGAGATACGGTTTCACTAATATTTAACGTAGTAAAAAAATAAAATCTCTTGGCGGAAAGTTTTTCAATTGCTTTTCCAATATCGTTCCCAAGCTTTTCGGGGATTTTTTCTTTTTGTGTAGTGATCTGGTAAATGGCATCGCTTCGCGCTCCATCGCTACCCACGCGTATAAAATCTGCGCCTCCGTCATTTGAACCATCAACATTGATGGCGTTAATTCTAAAGTATTCTTTAAGCACTATATGGCAGGCCGCATCAAAAAGAACTTTGCTCAATCCGCGTATATGGTTTACTAGCGTGTCATGATCCATGTACTTTCCTTGGATTTATCAAATTCAATTGGTGTATACCGCAGTAGATCATTGAGACCAAACGTACTGCCTGCATGCTTCGCAAATGCGCTGGACCTAAATCTCAGTCTTTCATCTGATCTTGTAGCACTGTGCAACAGCAATCTCAATCTGAATGATCTTTAGGCCAAGGCAGGATATTTTATCGGTCACCTTTGGAGGTGAGACGGTAAGAGCCGTTGCATTCACCTATCGACCGGCTGCTTTTGGCCGATTGCAGCCAACCAGGACGCCCCCCTAGCACTGCCGTAGCCGCATGATCGCACCTGTAATCGCTGTTGCGTTTATATCCAGTGTTTCCAAAGCTGCAACGGCACTATCGGCAACAACGTCTGCGCCAGCCCCTGAAATCCAATGGCTAATCTCTTCAATCGCCGCCGCCAGGGCATGCTGGTTATGCAAGAGCAATGTCAGAGCATCTGCCGTAGCAATGTTGGAGTCTGAGTCATATGGCATGGAAGTCGTCCTTGATCGAGGCGTCTGCAAAGACTAGTCCATTGCAGTCGGATCATGCTCAACCAATCAATCGCGACGCTCTGTTTTTCGCACCAAAATAGCGCGCCAGTCCCATCTCAGTCCCATATGGCCTTTTTTCAGACGCCAGAAACCACAAACCCCCGACTTTCTCTAGGAAAATCAGGGGTTTGCGTTTGCTGAATGTGGCGGTGAAGGAGAGATTCGAACTCAAAATTAATATGGGGCTACTGCAAGCTGAACCGAGCGACACGAAAAGCGCGGCCATCATGCCTGCCTCAAACCCGTCTTATTGACAGTGTCAGCAGTGTCCAGATTGGAGCCGAAAACGCTTGCTTAAAAATTGCTTAAGAGAAGGGAAGAAAAAACGGGATGGTCGATTGAATAAATTTTGCTGGTACGTAACTGGTACGGGCGCATTTAAGGTGTTGATTTGGCCTTTATTTACGGGAACGGGCTGATCAATGCGTCCGATCCATCATCGGGGCGACGGAGAAGCGGCGGGAGAGTGGGGCGGGTGTGGCGGGAATAGGGGACATTAGGGGTACGGAATCGGTGTGGCTGGGAGGTGGGGGAGTTTATCAGGAATGGGAGGAGGGGGCTTGGGGGCAGGAATGGCAGAGTGGGTTTACTGCGTCCTACTTCTGGACCTGCTGAGCTTGCTCAACCTGCATTGGATTGAGCGAGACAAATCCAATGCAGGATTGATAGCATGTGGCTATCAATATTCACATCCTTGTAGGAACGGAATCCATGTCGAAAAAAATCCATGCGTTAGTGCTTTGCCTGGCCGGCCTCGTTGGCGCTATGCAGAGTGCCGTTGCAGCTGACAACCTGTTCAAGAGCTACGGCTACGACACGCCAATCACGAAATACACCGAGGCTGGCGGTTACTATGATTGCTCGGAAGAGGTGGGCGCGCCCGCCCGGTGTATTGATGACGTGGATTTCATTGATCAGAAATTCACCGCTGGCTTGGTGTTCAGCGGTGACAAGCTGATTATGGTTTCCCTTTTCGCGCCCTATGACCGTGAACTGTTCGGGCGTGCCATCGGTGCGCTGGCCAAGTCGTTCGGTCTGGTCGCACTGGCTGACGGCAAGTCGATGCTGGATCTCGTCGATCTGGCGGCTAAAGCTAAAAGCAAGGATGAGTACACCGCTAAACTCACCAACTACGAAAGTGTCGCTCTAAACGCCAATAATCTGACCTATTCGTTTATCGAGGGCGCCGCCTCGATCAAAG